TTAATTCACATTAGAAATAATATTCAAGATCTAATACAGCTTCGTATGTATCTTTAAAGTTCAAAGGAAGTTCTCCATGAGCATCGATATCAGGTAAAACTCTTTGTTTTATATCAACTAAGTTTTTCCTCCAATGTTCAAAAACTTTCTCTCCATGTAAACTAAATTCACGCAAAGCAAAACACATATTATCAACAGTTATTTGATCACCTTCATTACCTTTCTTTGTCCAATTCAGCATTTCTGCAATAGCAGATAATCTAAGTGGAGCTATCCACCTATTTCTCGTTTTATCAAAACTGAAACTTCTTTTTAAGAACTCAACATCTTTTAATTTCCTAAAGGAGTAAACTGCACTATCTTTAAGTTCAGTGGTATATTCCATGCCAATTCTATCCATAAATATTGGTAGAGTAATTTCGTTAAAAATTTCCCTGTACATACTTCGGACTGAAAATACATTATCATCACCTAGTACTATTAAATAACAGTTCTTATTAAAAGTAGAAATGTCTAATCCAGCAAGACCCCAAGATATTCGAAATACTATATTGTTGTATATGGTATTGATTATGGCAGTCATTGGATTTCCACTTGGTAATCCTGTTTCCCACTCATAAACTTCCCCTCTGAAAATATGTCTGGAATTAGTTATTTCTTTAAATAAGCACATCCTTATTTTGTTTTCTTCAGGTTGATCTCCATAGTATCTATTAATCATATCTAAAATAGCATTATGAATAATAGGCCATTGTCGAGTGTCGAATTGTCCTTGATCACCAGCAGCTATAGCAGGTTCATCTTTACTAGAAGAAAATTTTAGCAGTAAATTTGCTAAATTATTCCAATCTTCAGAATAAGGATTAATACCAACTGCCGATCCTACCATTAAATTCGCGTTAACAAATTCATTAATAAATGCACCAAAGTACATTCTAAACATTACAAGTAAAATAAAAGGACAGGCACTGAAAAGTCTAGTTTTTCCTTCAAGAACTTTAAACCATTCTCGAGTTTCATCCTTACCACATTGTTTATAACAGAATAGAGGTCTTTTACGTTCTCTATACAAATCTAAGTTAAATTCAACTAAAGTAGCGATACGCTGATAGTTAACTTCTATTTGATCTATATTGTTATATTCACATGCTTTGTAATAATTTTTCTTCAAATTATTGGTTTTAGACATACTCATTGGAAATCCTGCACTTGTACTTGAACTAATTGAATTTATATTGTCAAAAGAATGCAAAGCTTTCTTTAACGGTATAACATTTCTAAATTCTGGCTTAGTTTTACTATGTGCAATGATTAGATTTTCGTACGAAGAAACAGCTCTACTGACAAGACCATAGTCAATATCAGGAGCTGTTTTACCATACTTATTGAATGCTTTTTGTAAAGGATCAATCATAGTACCATCTGGAGTATAGAATGGTTTTAGTTTAGCTGGAAAAGTCATCACTCTATTATAAGGATAAGGTAATTGACCATACAGCTTGGATTTTTTGATCTGTGATTTAAAGACTTCACCAGGACAATAATCAGGAGTTAACTTATATAGAGGTTGCATACCAGATTGAGGTTCTAGCCTATGATCTATGGGTATACAATATTCAGGTATAGTTTCTTCAAGAAAAGAAAATTCGTCTGGAAAAGTATGTTCTATCAAATGATCTAGATTCTCCTGTGTTATAGCAACACCAAAACCTAATTTATGACCACCTGCAACATGTATTCCTACTAAAACTCTGTTCTCATAATTTCCACCTGTAGGTATAATTAAGGAACCACAGTCACCTTTAGATGTGTCTGCTGAATACATTAAATTATCAGTCAACAAATACGAACTTTGTTCTTTTGTCCATACTGCTGAAATTTCTATTGCTCCTTTGTTAATAGTAGTCTGTGTATAATGACTACGTATCTTAACAGCGTGATCCTCCAAACTGGCTCGTTGTGAACCAATTATAAGAGTTTTGAAACTTGTAGTTCTAGATAAGTGCTCATAATCAGCATTAGTCAGAAAAGAAGATTTACAACCTACTGAAAGTGCTTGCGCACATTGTAGTTTAATTAAACATAAATCTCTATCTGCTGCTTCATCAGTAGTTTTAAATGACATCAACATTTCTTCTAAAGATAAACTAAATTTATTCCGTCCATTAGTAGTTACAAAAATTACAGTTGCTCCACAATAATTGGAAGTCTTTTTAAAAGCATCTCCTAAGAATATGAAATGCATAGGTATTAAAAATAATTGACCTTTAATATTGAGAGCATGTGCTAATCGTGAAGTCTCACAATCTATCATAATTTCATTGTGCTTAACTATGTACATAATAAACAAACTTTTGTTAAAAACTTTAGCTATAACATCATTTTGATTGTTTCTATCGCCAAAATCTAAACTGGTAAATTTAGGTAATATAGATAAATCAAATTCAGGTAAAACATTCCCTTCAGGCTGAGCATTAATAATCATTGGTTTTAAAGCAGACAACTTAAGTTGTTTGCCTTTAATCCTATGTTTGCCCATGGTTTTGATATCAACAGATTGTGATGTAAATCCTAACTGAGAAAAGAAACTTGAAATAAATTGATAAAGACCTTTTAAAGCTAAAC